CGTTTAATGCCATAGTCGTTCAGGGTTCTGACGAGAACGCCCTGAGTGCCGTAGCTGGTAGCGAGGCATGCACCGGTAAACTGGTTGCAGATAAGAGGCTCAGAGGAACCAAGCTTATTTTTATCCAGCAACGCGAAAAGCTCACGCGGCATCCGTACCCGGCGCTCCACTCCTCTTTTCAGCCCCTCTTGTATAACGCCGTCAACAACATGCCCCCGGATGTCGATCCAATCGGCTGACACGTCGTTATAAGTAACCGCCAGAGCCTCACCGATGCGCAGGCCACAAATCCCGAGCCAGCACGCGATACGCTCACGAACTGGCGCGTTATTCAGTAGCTCCCTGACCGATGATGATGGCGGTATGGTGATGGGTCGACGCTTCCGGCGCGCGGGACGGTCAACAGGGTTAAAAGTGATGAGCCGCTTTTCCACCAGCAGGAAGAAAGCCGAACGAATCCACCGATGGCAGCCGGTGCGAACCGAATCAACGATATCGCGATGGCTGATATGGAGAATATTTTTTTCCAGTATCGGCCCGTCTACAGCGAGAAGATCGTGACGGCATTTCGTATAAGACGATAGTCGTATGATATTTTTTTCCAGCTTGCCGGCCTGATACCCCAGATAAAACAGAATTAACTTTCGGAAAGTCCAGGAATGGTCTATTACGGTCCAGTTGGCAGTTCGAAAATCCAGCTCGATATTCTGTTTTTGCCAGAAAAGATGTGCGGCATCATCAATATTCTTTAAAATGCGGCGGCGTCCATGACCGGACTTTTCATCCTTCCAGTGGACGTAATATTTTGATTGTCCATTGGCATCTAGGGATAGTTTAAGCGATGCCATACAGATTACCTCTGATGAATTCTACGCCATTATGATGGGTCTACCCATTATGATGGCAATAAAAAACCGCCCGAAGGCGGTTGCGTTTTAGAGAAGCGAAGTCTTAACTGGAGGCGTTTCCTACAATATGCCCCTCAGTCTCTTCGATTTTGATTCTCAGCAATGAGTTGTTAAAGGGATTCATATGCCCATTACCAATTTGAACTTTAATATCTTCAAGATGAAGAAAGTTGTTTGGGTACTCAAAATCAGGATCTTCGCTGGTATACCCTTCAGCCCCTTTGCTTTCAAAAAATTTAGCGAGAGCTTCACCGGCGTTACCTGCTTTCTTCAGTTTCTCAGCGGTGAGTGCGTAGTATTTCTTTCCCGAGATAAGCTGACCAGAGATTACGTTCCCCTGAGAAAAAAGAGTAATTCCAATACCAAGGTCAAACTGATTTACCATTTTATTTAGAAACAGCAAATCCTCGTCTTTTACTTTAAATGCTACAACCTGATTCAGTTCGTCTTGATCACTCATATGGTCTCCTTTTAGAACGAATCTGTAGGATACCCACTTGAAAGATAAGTGAATAGTGATATCAGTCACGCTTAGTCACTTTGTCGTAGGTTCGTTCGCAGCTTAATCCTGCTGCATAGCGTTCATCAGCCTCTTTTGCATAGATTCCCGCTCTTTTGTCAGATTCGCCAAGCAGCTCGGCGAGCACTCTGGTGGTCTCGACTTTTGCCGCGCCTGCTGCTGCAATTGCGGATAGGCGGCCGGTTTCACTTCCTGCGAGCTGCCTGCGTAACGTGGCGAGCTGTCGCTGCAGCCCACGAGCAGCCAAATCAGCGTCCAGAAGATTACTTTGCAGGTCCACCATCTCTCTTTCGGCTCGCTCCCGTTCTTCATCAACTGCATCTTGTCTTCGTCGTTCCTCAGCACGCTCGGCTACCTCCCGGTGCAATGTAATGGTGGCATCTGCCAGGTCACGCCTCGTCCACCTCAGTGTCCAGTTCCGCTCTGCATCATCTCGTCCCGCATTGAACTGCCTGTGGCCGTGAAACCAGACCAGGAAACAGAGAACGAGGCACACCGCGGTGGGTATAGGAGGAAACAACTTCATCAGATACCGTCCAGGCAGAGTTGTTTCTCCGCATCGCGACGCGTCACGAGGCCAGGAAGAACCTTCCCGCCACCGTAAACCCAGCGTGGAAACTGCTCGCAGGCTTGTTTGATCTCACCCTGCTGCAGCTTTTTGAAGAGAGTAGATGTGCGCATGGCGGCGCAGCCGCAGTTAAACGTAATGGACGTGACAGCGGAAAAGGTATTGTCCGACAGCAGCTTTCCGTTTCCGTAAGTGTTCACGCATTTCTCGGCTTCGAGAATGTTAGCCTGCCAATCTTTGGCGATCTGCTCGTCGGTCTTTCGAACGCCGGGTTTGACGCCGTGAGTATTGCCAATCCCGTCGGTAATGACTCCCGCCGGGCAAACATAAGGATCACGACGACATGATTCTGCATTACCGATGAGCTCAAGGCCACGCTCATTGGTTCGAACATGCCCGTTACCGAGCACTATCGCGATGATCGCAGCAACTGAACAAACAATACCCGCAGCACCTGCCTTTTTATTTTGCATTTGCGTTTATCCTGTTAATGGCATCTGTAACAACCTTGACGCTTGCCGGACGATCCGCAGGAGGTAACTTTCGGGCATCATCAAAATATTTTTCCAGCAACTGAGTGCGGCGCCGGTCTTCTTTATGGAGTTTTCTGGCGTCAAGCCGACCGGATATAAAAGAGGCCAGAGAGAGAAGTACGCCAATCAGACCGAAAAACATGAAAACCATGTCCTGGGTTGAAAATCCCAGAGCCGCTGATACAGCTGCCAGCCACGCGAAAAACTGGGTAATTACATTACCTGACTGGTCATTCATACGATGCATTCCACACCTCCGGGTCCGGGGTGCTGTGTGTTGAAAAAGGAAATTATTTTGCGGAGAACTTATGTTAGAGCGTTGGATAAGGCCTCATTGAGGCCGAGACGCCGGAAGCACTTAAGCGCTGTCTGGCGGCTACTGTTGATGATATTCACCTTACCGGCCAGCGCTCTGGCGGTATTGGCAAACTCCCCGCGCCATCGCGTAACACTCTCTGCTGTAGGATTATCCAGCCCGACGTGATCACCATGCCAGTGACTACCGCCATTAATGGAGCAGTCAAACCCTAACAGGATGATGTTTTTCGCCCCCTGGCTGGCAGCAAACAGAATCGAGCGCTGCCCGGAGTTGAAGGCCCACCGGGTATCTGTATCAAACAGATTTAGCCCATAGCGTTTATGAGCCCGGTAATTACAGGTCCAGCGGGATGCTGAGGACGGCAGAACATCGATGTTTGCATCCCACCAGCGCAGATCACCCGCGTAAATGTATTCACAATCAGGCACGGCTCGCCAGGTGGAGTTAACAGCAATAACCGGCAGCCCCGATCCGGAGATCAGTTCGCAATCTGATTTATTGAGAGACGGCCGGATGCACAAATGATGAATGTATTCATTCGTGTTGACCTGGTTCGGGAGTAATTGGTTACGGTTGCCGATGCTTATCTTCGGCTTGTCTCTGGGGACTGCAATTAACCGTAACGGGGAGAGCACTGAGCCTACTGTGACGGGTTATCGTCACTCTTTCCCCCGAAGGGTGGCCCTCGACGCAGAACGCCCATAAGTCCAATGCTCTTCCCTGTTACGGCCATAAAAAAACCCGCTCGGAGGCGGGTTTGATTTCGTGCAGGCGCAATAACCTACGATTTGAAGCATACACGACAAGTTCGGACAAAATCAAGTTTTAAGTCGCTAATATGCTAAATTTTGTTCACATCATCACGAAAGCTCGTTGCGTCCTGAAACGCCGAGTCTGCTTTTTGTTCTTCCCTGTGGCAGACGTCGACAAGCACCTCCAGAAACGGTTTCCAGTTACGGGTCCACGTTCTGACGTGCAGATCCGGGACTCGCTTCAGTATCGCTTTATAGGCTGCAGTAGACGGCACCCCAGAAAATCCGTTTCCGCTGCAGCGCTCGCAGGTTTTGAACACCGGCGCGCCGCGCTCGCTTGTGGCTTTGCGGTCGAGCACCTCACCTTTGCCGCCGCAACGGCATCGGGCCAGCAGCTCACCTTTACCGGTACATGCCGCGCATTTACGCTTGACCAGTTCGTGCTTGATTTTCGGCGGTACGATTTCCATTCCGTCAGAGTTGAAGACTCCAGGATGTTTGATCACATCCTCATACTGAGAGGTTAATCCGCTGCCGCTGCAGCTGTGACACGTCACGCTGGTTTCCGCTGAACGGGAGTATTCGGCAAAGGCGAATTGTGCGAGCACCAGCATGCACCAGCCAAACTCGCCTGCTGCTGCTTTACGTACATTCCTGGGCGCTGATTCCATTGCATGACGCGCCAGAGCCTGTACAGCCAGTTGCTCATCGCTTTTGCTGATCCCGGTCTTACCAAAGAAGGCAGCCAGACCAAACCGCGCTCGGCTGCTGGTGGTACCAATCGCCGCCATAACATCGGTGCCGGTGATTCTATCCGGAGAGGTTCCTTTCACGTCGTCGCTGATCTGCATACCCTGAGGGCTAAAGTGTTTTAGTGATGCCTCCAGTTTCATTCTTCACACTCCCCTACCAGGTTAAGAATCACCGCCGCGCCGTGGTTTTCCATAAATTCGTCCTTTCCACTGTCAAGAAACCAGCGACATACCTCCACGGCTTCGACGCGCGTTACGGGTTTGATGGTTGCCAGCAATTTTTCAAGGTAGCGCTCGCGGTCATATACCGATTCGTGATGCTCGGAGTAACCAAATTCATAGCCCTGTTCTTTAGTTGCAGTGTGGCGAACGCTGTAGAGCCAGTCCCAGTAAACAAACTCACGAACAACATCAGACAGCGTATAAGGCTCAGGTAACACATCGCGATATCCATCAACAAATGCTCGTCGCTGTTCATCAATTTCGTTAATACGGCTGCCGTTAATGCTGCCAGCTTTCTTCTCGGCCGGAGTCCATCCCCAATGGTGATCGTCGATAAATTTCCGGGAAGACTTGATTACTCGCTCGGCCTCCACATCTTCGAGAGCTGCCTCATAGCTACCGAACGTGGCCCTGACTGATGCTGCTTTTTTGATGTCCTCCCGGGCGTTCCTGATTGCCTGTGCCGGGTTATCCATGCCGATGGTACCGAAAGCAACCTGGAAAGGATCGCCACCATTCGCCAGCAAATAACGCGCGTAACGTTCCTCGGCCTCTTTTGGGGAGATTTCAATTTTCTCCAGCGCGGCTTCGGCTGCGTCCAGATGTGCGGGTTCGTTCAGACGGATCACCTCCAGCACCCAAAGATAAGCGTCAGTTTGCTTATGCCCGGTGATTCTCCGTTGCTCGGGCAGAGGCTTGATGTTTGCGAGGGCGGAGCTGTGCGCTGCCGTCGGGATGGTGAATAGTGCTTTATGTTCGTTGTTATCAATACGCATTACGCAGCCGCCTTTTTCTTGTGGAAAACCAGCTCACGAACCTGATCACCGTTCATGAGCATATTGTTGAAATCATCGTGATCCGGCCAGTACACGCTCACACGCTGCAGGTCATTCTTTGCCAGCAGATTGGCATGAGCGCATTCATACGCAGCCGCCAGCCCGGTAGCGCTGTTCTCGTCGCGGTCGGCAAAAATAATCAGGTGCTTAACACCAGCAGGAACGCGGAATTTCTTCATGAAATTTGCCGTCATAGTCGCCCAGGTATTCACGTTATAAATCTGGTGCGCAGATAGGGCCGTTTCGATGCCTTCGGCAATGCCCAGGGTGCTGGCGACCGGGAACATACGGATCGCAACTGACCGGGCATGATCGAGATAGTTATCTTCCTGTAGTGATTTCTGTCGCTTTGCGCTGGCCCCGATATCAGCCTTTTTTGCGCCATCGAGTAACGTCTGGTGGAGGTAACACAGCTCCCCTTTATCGTCTGTTGCCAGTGAATAGATCGACTGGTAGACACGGCCGTTATGCCGTTGCTTTGGGTTTAACCGTACCGCCTCGGCTGGAAGCTTAAAAATACCGCGAGAATTAAGGTAATCGGCGCCGGAGGTACCGCGTAAAGGAGCCATTTTTGCAAAATTGTTGAGTACCTTTTTTCGCAGTTTAGAAGCGTCACTGGCTTCAGGCACTTTGTCACGCCTGAACGTATTTCCGATCAGCTCATCAATTTCGCGGCAAACCTCGTTAAATGGTTTGCCCTGGGTTTTGGTCACCAAGTCCAATCCCGTGCCGTAGCCGCAGGTGCAAATCCAGGTTCCCGCGCCGTCGCGGTCATCGATGCGGAATTTACCAATCGAATCACAAAGCGGACATTTGCCTCTGAAATGGTGTTTACCGGTGATCGGCGGCAGTCCGTAATGTTCGAAAATCATGGCCCATTGGCCTTTTGCTGCTTCTGCCGTCTTCATGCTCGTTTTCCTAACTGCTGTTTGATATCGCTAATCGCTTTCTGTGCTTGTTGTACTGAGGATGGGGCTGCCGTGCCTGATGCCTCCTGCAGACGCTTGGCCTTCTCCTGCCCTTTCGCATACGCAATCAATTTGTGCCGGATGAAATTAGAGACGGTCGGCGTGATCTCCATCGGGAAATCGCTCAACCCGTTAGGCCACTCGTCAAACCGTTCGCGAAAGGTATTTGCACACCAGCCATCGCTGACGGGCTTTTTCCCCTGCGATACGCGCTGGCGCTGATAGAATTTGATCTGACTCCACCAGGCCTGTTTCTCTGCCTTCGTGGGTTGATGCTGGTTTTTACCCAGCTTTTTGAGTTTGCGGCCGGTGTCGGTATCGACGTCCTCACCGCCCAGCGGCTTGTGCCCACATTTCGGGCATACATAGACGCCAGCTGGCTTCATGTAATGGCATTGAGAGCATTCGTGTGGCAGCTTTTCGGCCCGTTCCTCAGCTGCGCGGCGCGCGCTTTCCTCCATGCCGTCAGACTTACCGGGAAGATCGTCGTACTCGATTGAATCCGGATAACCCAGACGGTGCACGGTGCCGCTGTGATCGAAGATGAGGCAGGACTCTTTACCCGGTGCGGTGCGCAGGCCACGACCGAGCGCCTGCAGCCAACGAATTTCGCTTTTTGTTGGCCTGGCGTAGATGATGCAACGAACGTCACTATCGAAGCCGGCCACCAGAACGCCCACACTAACGATGATTTTCGTTGCACCAGTTTCAAAGCGGTGAATGATGGTCTGGCGCTCATCCACTGGAGTGTCGGCGGTCATGACCTCAGCGTTAACACCCGCCAGGTTAAACTGGATTGTCAGGTAATTGGCGTGGGCTACGTTGACACAGAAAGCGATGGTAGGCAGATCCCGGCCATTCTCCAGCCAGTTCTGTACGATGTCGCCCACCAGCGTAGAGCCGCACATGATTTCAGCCAGCTGCGTTTCGTTGTAATCGCTGCCGTACTCGAGTGATGCTTTTGTTTTAACGCCTTTCAGATCCGGCTTAGTTGGCGCGTAAAATTCGTATTTACTCAGATCTCCACGCTGGATTAACTCACCGATGGTGGTCGGCTTAATCAGTCGGTCATAGTATTTACCCAGGAACGGGGAAAACGGAGTACCCGACAGGCCAATCACCTTTACGCCTTTGCCGCGCAGACGTTCGATATCCTTCAGGATGCGTTTTTTTCGCAGGTGTGCTTCGTCGATAATCAGCAGATCGATATTTTCAGGAAAAACACGACGAATAAGCGTGTCGGCGCTGGCAATCTGAATTTTCCGGTCCGGATCGTAGTTCGGGTGATCCGCCCAGATATAACCGATTTCATCCCCCGGTAACCCGTACTCCACGAACCGATTAGCCGTCTGACCGATCAGGATGGTGTACGGTGCACAGAACAGGACGCGCATACCACGGCTGACAAACCCGGCAACGATGAAGGCGGCCAAACCCGTTTTACCGCTACCGGTTGGCGAGTACACCATGAAGGTGTCGTTTGCCTTCCAGTCACGGCGCAACATGTTTAGCGCTCGTTCCTGTGCAAAATTCGGCGTGATCGTCAGCTCCATTGTGCTGCCCCCGTGCTGATGAGATAATCATTTTGTGATGTGGTTTTCATGGATTCCCCCTCACATGGCTGGTGGCCTCCCCAAAGGCTGCCAGCCTCCTTTCTGATTCAGCTCCTCTGAAAAATCACTCTTCCAGGAAGAACCCTTTTCGTTTCTCAGCGCCTGAGCGCTCTGTACTACCTTGCTGATACGGGCGTTTTTTTAAATTGCGCCTTAAGACAGTGATCTACTTAACCAATGGATCTCTCCTGTTGGAAAAGACCCTATTCCTGCCCCTACACCCAATCCCCCCTTACCCCCCTTTCCCTCTTCCCCATAAAGCGTACTACTTACCTAGTACACATGAGGAATTGGGTCAGTTGGTTGCCAACCTGAACAGGCACCTTTAAGCCTGCTTCTGTTCGGGTACCTTTAAACCCGAAACAATGAGGAGCGCGATTGCGATCCAGCCAGGGGAGGTTCGGCGGTATACCCCTGTAAAGCTCTGCCCTGATTTCTTACAAACAGGCGAAGCCTTGTGTTTGCTTCATGCCTTGCCCGGTTCTCCTTGCGGTACGAAACGGGTTCAGCCTCGAACGTCTCCTGATACACAGCTGCATAACGCTGGATAGCTTTTTGTCGTGCAGTTGGTGTCAGGCTAAGTAACTGCTGCTTAATCCACTCGGCATCAGCTTGTGAGTGGGTATCTGGCAGCAGTGCGTTATCGAAGTTGCTCTCCGGTATGTTCATCGGAAAAAACCTCATCCAGACTGGTTTCATATCCGAGCTGCTTAAAGGCGCTCACAATGCGTTTCCCAACTTCAATATCTGGGATTCGACGACCAGTTTCGTAGTGGCTAACGGCCCCTTGAGAGCTAGCGATCAACGCTGCCAGCTCACCCTGGGTCACTTTTGCTTTCAGTCTTAGGCTCTTAATACCGCTCATTCGGATAGTTCCTATCTAAATAATACATAACGTACTATACACACATAAAACAATAATACAAAATGGAAGTTGTTCAAAAAATACGGATTGTAATAATCATGTCTATGAAACAGAGATGGCAGGACCTGGCCAAATCCAGGATGAAAGAAGTCGGAATGACTCAAGAACAGCTAGCTGAAGCACTCGGTATGACACAGGGTGGGCTAGGCCATTGGCTGAACGGAAGACGTGAACCAAACCTGGAGGTCATAGCAAAAATTTTTAAAATTCTACAAATGCCAGGTTTTGTGGTTGACGCTGACGGCGCAGTGAGCGACGCAAGAGCTAATCACAATGTGTCATTTCACGCCATGAATGAATCGAAAGGAAGCTACCCCGTAATCAGTTGGGTCAGCGCAGGGGATTGGATGGAAGCAGTGGAGCCATATCATAGGCGCGCGATCGACCGCTGGTATGATACAACCGTGGAATGTTCAGAAGACTCATTCTGGTTAGATGTCAGAGGGGATTCGATGACATCGCCAGCTGGGCTTAGCATTCCTGAAGGCATGGTTATACTGGTCGATCCTCAGGTTGAACCCATCAACGGAAAGTTAGTTGTCGCTAAGCTCGATGGGGATAACGAGGCCACTTTCAAAAAGCTGGTTATCGATGCTGGTCAACGATTCCTCAAGCCGTTAAACCCTCAATACCCGATCATTCCCATAAATGGTAATTGCCGTATTATCGGCGTCGTGGTCGATGCAAAAATAACCAACCTGCCATAGTGCACAAGCCGCGAAAGCGGCTTTTTTTATTCCCTCCGTCACGAAATCAAACAAAAAAACCTTAACAAACATCGAGATAAAAATTAATACATCAGATTAATCCGTTTTGTATTGACGCAAGTTAATACGTTATGTATTGTTTAATCATCAACAAGCAAACGGAGCAGGAAGATGAGCACTCAACAATTGGTATCTGAAAATGGTCCCATCCACCAGCTAGCTATGGATATTGATCGCGTGGTAAACGTGCTTGAATATGCCGAATCTGATCCAGATACTGGCTATAAGCCAGCAGCCCTCATTCAAATTTGCATTAACCAATTAAAGAAAAATCTTTCAGTTATAAATCGCGAAATCGGGCATGACTGGCCGGAGAACAAACAATGATAGCTGATACTGTAGTTCTCAATAAAGATGAAACAAGCTCTATGGTCATGAGTTGGGCGCACGATATAACTTGTTGTTCATCTTCATTATGGTTACTCCTTGAAAAAATGACCTCCGAGGAAGAAATAAGAGAACACGCATTAATTACTTTAGTTGTAAAAACATTAGAAGAAGTAAACGAACAAATAAATAACTTCGAAATTAAATCACTATAAATAAAAACAATTAACAAAACACATTAAATGGTGTAACCAAACTCACCCCGAGGAAATGAAAATGCAAAATTCACTTTCTTTTAACGAGCCAATTAAAACACCACAAATGCTGTTCGGCTCTGACAATATTAATGATTTTGGAAACAGAGTTAAGAGCTGCAGGATGGAAGGTGATTCAATGCAGCCGACTATCGAACCCTGTGAGGTTGTAGCTTTCGTTGATTGTGGAGGCCGCGTTCTTACACCCGGCATCTATGTTTTTACGGGCGATGTTTTTGGCCGTAACTGCCTCTTCATCAAGCGAATTGAACCCTTACCGGACGGGGCATTAAAGATTATTTCTGACAATCTCCATTACCAAACTTTCACCCTTAATTCGGGTGAGCAAAAAGACATGCGTATTCACGGAAGAGTTGTCGCTTCTTTGGCTGTGAGGCACTTCATATGACTTTCATCAAAGACAAAACAGCATATAGAACAGCGTGCCTTTATGCGGCGTGTGGTTACGAAGTAATCGCCAGGCTTTATCTTAAAAAAGCATATGGGAGGTAAACAATGCCAATTCAAGAACGCCAAGATATACAAGGCGTGAATGTTAAAGCTGAACAGTTAAATGCCTTAATGCAAACAATTCACGCGCACCACGAACAATTTGACCGCCACCAACTGGATGGCCTTTTAGGTCTGGCTTATGACCTAGCCAGTTTAATTTATAGCTGGACAGAGAAGGAAGAAACAATCGTTTTAGCGAATGAAGATACGCAAAGGGAGATTAAATAAATGGATAACTTAATCACTACGTATCGCCGACGAATTTTAAAGGCTGCGTTATTACGCCACCAGCGTAAAACAGGCAGCACCTGCATCATTATTAATATGCCTAAGGGGGGAATAAACACCGTCGAATTAACAGAAATACTGCTTGATGGTCTGTTGAGACGATTCGAAAAGCTGGCTCTCAGTGAATACGGGAATATTGACGGCGTAAAAGCCATCAGAGGAATTTACAGCAACGCCGTAGATGTGAATGGCAGCGGTGAGTTCCTGACAGAAAGCGGAAAGGCATTAATCGACGAGCTCATTTCTGAGCTGGTTGAGTTTGCCAAGAAACAAAAATCAGTCACAGCGGAGACAAGCCATGAGTGATCAGACACCAATTATCACGCACGAACCAGTAAATATCGTGCTGACAATCGAGAACGGGAAAGTTATCCACGTGCGCCCGGTTCAGAACGGTGAGGTTACAGCATCGCTGGAGACTTTTTTATGGATGGCTGAACGCGCCGGTTACACGATCACCCCACCTGCAGGAGAGAAGGACAATGGCCCTGACAGCGATACGAATTCCTGAGTGGGTGCACCTGCAGGCGGTCCATGTCCTCCGCCAGTTCAGAGCCAGGCGGATTCATCCCTGCCGTATGCACGGCTCCGGAAACCTGAGCCTGAGGGTTAATCGCCGCTGGCGGCTGTTGTCCCGAGACGGCGGCCAGAACTGGGAAGTAATGAGTCACGAACGATACAGCAAACTGAAGGACAGAAAATGAAAGCGCTTTTCCTTTCCCTGCTGTTTGGCCTGTTATTGGTGGCCGTCGTTTTCGGCGCGCTGATTGAGTATAAATTTTTGATAGGTTTCTGAGGTATGCCATGAAAAAAGGTACCACTGAAATTATTGAACGCTGGACCCGTTTAGCAGAGGAGGCCAAAGAGCTGGGGCTCGCCACCATTCCCATCGACCCTGAAAACATGTTGATGGTGCTGGGGGAGCTGCCGGCCAGTTCGGACGAAAAGTCGGCCGATTGCCAGAATGACTATCAGGCTGCGATCGACATCTTGCGCGACAGAGCTGCTCGCGAACTAGATGGTGGTTTTCGCGCTCATCACAACGCCCTGATTTATGCCGCTAATGAACTGGAAAATGCCCAGGCTTTCGGGCAGGAGGTCAGCCATGAGTCTTGACTGTGTACCCCTTTCTACGTACTGCAGGGACGCGGGGGAAACGGTAGAAGCTGTTAACAAACGGATACAAAGGGGGTTATGGAAGGAGGGAGTACATGTATTAAAAGT